TCATTGCCAACTATCTAGTTTGACACCACCCTTCTCAATTGAAGGACTACATTTGTCCTCCAATCTTTTGAAGATTGTAAGTGGTACTTTTTCGTACCCCCCCCCCGCAAGATTTTTGCGGACGTAGGTGCTATTTAGATTAATCATAATGTTTCGTCCTCACTTTCCTCATTCGTACTTTGATGTTTAGCTAGATAATCAATATATGCCTCGTAATCACCGCATATTGTTTCCCCGCCATTTTCTTCTAAAACAAACAAACAAGAATCTAAATTGATAGTTCCTTGCACAATCCCGTTGATAAACACTGAACTTTGCGCAGGTAATTCAATACCTTCACCAAAAGAACCATCGATTTGCTCAAAATAGATTTTTCCATCTTCGATTTTGTAATGTCCTGTTCTGTTGATTGCATCATCAAGTTTTACTTGTAACTGCTCGGTTTCTTCAACATTCCTTTCAATTGCTTCTGCACTATCATTGAATGTCTTTTTGATTTCATTCATATCTTTTGCAGTTACTTTGTATCTATCATCTTGCCCTTGCTTTTGATAATCTATTTTATCCTCATAAGTAATTCTTCCAATTGCCATTTAATCATCACCTTCTTCAATAATTGGTTCTAAAGAAACAAGCTCTTGAACAGTTGGAGAATATTCTTCTAACTGTTTGATTGTGAAATAAGAACACTCAATATCAATATCTAAATCCATTAATTTCAAGAAATCCTCATTTAACGGAGATAATGTCTTTTGACCGTTTTTATCTTCTTTTCCTTGTTCTTCAACCAATTTGTTAATTTGATTAGATAGAAGTTCATTTGCATTATTGAATTTTCTCGCTAGTTTAGCAATAGACCATCTTTTAGAAATATCGCCTTGATGATTACCTAAACTTAAAAGAGCTGAATTAATAGCTCTCAAGTCTTTATTCTTCACTTTCATTTTCCACATCCTCCGTAGTAGTTGTTGTCTCAACTTTTGTATCTTCAACCGTATCTTTTGAAATAACCGATTGATCTTCAATCTTTCTCATTTCAGCTTTGAATTCATCTTCTTTTTGACGACATTCTTGAAGATTAGCATAATACTTATCTTTGTTTTGAATATACAAAGCAGTTCCACCATTCATATGACCGTCCTCATCAAACGACTGAGAAAGATTAACAATGATTTCATTATCAATCATAATCGTTCCTGTATATTGAGATGTGTGTTTAATTGTTAGTTTCATAATAATAGTTCCTTTCCTTTTTATCCTGATTGACATTCAACATAAAATCTTCCAAACAATGTAGTGAAATAAATTCTATGGTCCATTACTGTTCCAAATTCTATTTTAGAAACATTATCTGCAAGTGGTATTGTCCACAGTTTTCCACTCGAATTACCTTCTTGATAAGTAATAGGAGAAAACATACTATCTAGGATTGATTTTTTAGTTCCTATAGTTAAGATACCTCCTTGATATCCAAAAATGTTTGATGTAGCCTTTGCATTCAACACTAAGCCACTAGAATCAATAGATAACGTGCAGCCATCACTAGATGTAATTGAAAAAGTTGAACCTGTAATTACCGAAGCTGTAATACTTCCGCTGAAACTTCCATTAATAGCTTTTAAATTGTTAATGATGAGGTTTCCGCTTGTGTCAGCATAAAATACTTTATCTCCACTATTGTTCTTGATGTCGAGCCCTCCACCACTAATGTGAACACCACTTTTATCTAATACAAATTTAGTAGTATAGAGTTGACCATTTGCTCCAATCTGTTCATTAACAGCAAGCAAGATATTTGTTGGCTGCAACTTGATTTCAGCACTTTGGATTCTTGTGGTAACTTCTGACACATTACCTTTAATAGTTTTTATCTCTTTTTCTTGACTAACTGCTTTTAAACTTAAATCATTAACTGTTTGATTGATTTGAGTGTAATTTTCTTCGATTGTTGTGATGTTGTCACGCACATAAGACATGTCAAAATCAAAACCTGTAGGTCTCGTTCCAAATTCTACCTTTGGATTTGCGACAATTGCTCTTTCAGCATTTAGATCAATAATCATTTTTAAATTAGATACTGATGAAATTTCTTTATCTTCTAATTTAAAATGCGCCCAAATTCTTTCTTCATGATCCGCTGTAGATGTTTGAAGTAAATACTGTAAGTCGAATTGGCCAAGATACCAATAAACTGAATATGTTTTCTTGGTTCCATCAGCATACCCCACATCAAATTCAATACCTATTCTATTAGAAAGTTGGCCGACAATTGCATTTTCAACTTTTATATAGCACGAAATACATATATCTTTACCTTTTAGTTCTGCTTTGTTTATTCCTAAAAGAATATTGGAATAGACTTTTCTTTGTAATTCATTAGCATTCTTTTCTAATGTATATCTGCAGTTATCAAAGATATTTCCACTACCTGTTTCAAATTTGTAAATAGATTGTGTTGTTTCTTCTACATAAGATTTGATTTCTCCAAGCTCTTTATTTACCTGAAGTCTTGTATTTAAATCTTTTCTTTCATCTTTCGTAGCTGAAGCATAATCAGTTTGAGAAACAGTTGGCAAATCCAAATACATCTTTTCGGTAATTCCTGAATTGATAGTGATTGTACTATTAAAAGCAATCGTTTGATAAACATCACCTTTTAAATCTTTAAGATTAAATAGATCCCCTGGTTCAAATACACAACATCCAAATCCCTCTAAATCGTATATTTTGTATTTTAAGTCGTTTAAAGCATTAAAGGTGTTATCTATATAATCATTCCTATTTAACGCATCTAGAATTAAATTATCACTGAATTTGATATCACATAAACCATTTTCAACAACACTGCTTTCATCATTTCTATAAATGTTATCTGATTCAGCTGAGCGTGAAAATACAAGTGAATTTATCGGCCCATATTGTTCTTTTAAAGTCAATGTTTTTAAAACTACTTCATCAATAGTAATTCCTGTATTTTTATATTCTCTAAACACAAGCTTATTTTTACTGATCAATACATTTAAACCAGTTACTTGTGCCAACATATCAAATACATCTCTATAAGTCAAAGCACTGTTTAAAAAGACATTGCTTTCAATAACCTTATCTGAATTGTTAAATTCTTCCTGTTCAAATGGAATTTCTAACAAATCGCAAATATTTCTAACAAATTCATATACAGTACAAGGAAATGCAAAGGCGTTTGGATCATAATCCACATGAGCTTTATACATGTTGTCATAAGCTGTAAATTTGGTTGATTCAGTATCAACAACAAATTCCCTATCCGTAATAATAAAATCACCAAAATTTATTTGTTCAATATCCGTACCTTGTAAGGATACACCAAGCTTCACATTTACAGTTTCGTCAAGTGAAACATCACCTTCTATTTCAATATTAAGTTGCTGCATTGTTGATTTACACAAATCAGTTTTAAACGTCTTGGTAACCGAAACAACTTCATTATTTGAATAAGTCTTTCCTGCATGATCTTCAACAACAACATTTAACTGTCTTCCATAGGTGTTTAAATATTCTCTAAACAATTCATTATGTTCTAGCATTCAATCACCTACCTTTTCTTAAGTGGAATAAGATTCCATTCAAATGAACTGTACGCCATTCTTTTTTTACTTTTCAAACTGGCTTTTAGATTATTTGAATAGCACTGTGCTGTTCTAGTTCCTTTGATTTCAGCGTCATACCATTCAACAGTTATAAAAGCTTTATTTGCTTTAGATAAAAACCACGACATGTCATCTTCTGTCGTGGCTCCTATTTTCAAACATATTTTAGGAAATATTCCAACCAGTGTAGCTTTCATATCTCCTGCAAGATTTCTTCCGCTATCACTTCCCCATAGCTTATCGTATTCAACATCATAATTAATGATTTTAGGTACTTTTTGTCCGTCAATTCTCAATAAATCTCCACTGTATGTTACTTTCATTTCAGCACCTCCTATCCATTAGTTTGAAGTTGCCATTGCTTATATTTTTTAATAAACCATCTAAAGAAACGTTCTCCATCAATATAAAGATTGATTTCTTTTTCACCGTCATCATCACGTTGAGAGTTGATAAAGTCGGCTAGATCTTGCATCCATTGTGTGTTGTTTTGTAATGGCAATACTGCTTCTTTTCCTGCTTCACCTGCCTGGAACATTGTAGGATTGTTAACAATACCACCTTTTGCAAGCTTAGGAATTGATGGAACTGTTATTGTGCCAATCCAACTGAAAGGCTTAAATCCTAAGATATTAGTTGACTTGATTGTTTTTAAAGCACTGTTGATGCCATCAAATGGAATTTTAATAACACGGTTAATACCTTTGATAAGCGCATTGATTACCGCTTTTAAGCCATTTAGAATTCCATCTTTGATACCATTAAAAATAGCACCGCCACTACTAAATACATTCTTTACGGCTTGCCATGCATCAGCAAATGTCCCTCTAAACCAATCACTTACACTTCCAAATGCTCCCTTGATATTGTTCCAAGCCCCAGCAAAGAATCTTGTTACTGCATCTGATGAGAAAATACCTTTGATAGCATTCCATGCACCCGTAAATTTTTCAGAGAACCACGAACCAACTGAGCTGAACGCATTATTGATATCGTTTCTTCTATCACTGAACCATTTCCCAATGCTTGAGAATGCATCTTTGACACCTTTTACAGCACTATCGAATTTATCTTTAAACCAAGTACCTGCACTATCAAAAGCATTACAAATATCGTTGTATCTTTCTTTGAACCAATCTCCAATTTTACCAAAGACATCATAAATTGCTTGCCTTGCTTCCATGAATTTATCATTGATCCATGTGTTGATATCAGCGATACCATCCTGGATAGATTTGACAACGCCTTCAATCCATTTTAAGAAATCATTATAATTGAATGATTTAGTAATTGCATTCCAAATTGAATCTAAAACTGCTTGGACAAAGCCAACAACAAAGTCAATGATTCCTAATGTTGCCGAACCAATAATACCTGCAATATTTACAATAACTGAAACCCAATCGGTATTTAAAATCACATCAATTAGTTGGCCAATTATTTGTGAAACATATTCTCCCAATGATTTTCCTAATGAATTCCAATCTATACTGGAAATCCATTCAAAAATACTTGAAGTGATGTTAGGGAGTTGAGCGATAAGTTCTGTAAGCCAACCTACAAACATATCAACAAGACCTTTTAAAATAAGAGCTACTGACTCAGCAAGAGAAGATGCAATTCCACCACAGTCTATCGATATCCAAAAATCAAGTATTGTCTTTCCTATATTTTGCCAATCAACCGCACTTAAAAATCCACTGATAGAATTAAAAATGCCGATAAATCCTTTACTGATTGTTTCAGCCAACATATTCCAATCTATTGTTTTAAAGCATGAATCAAATGCTGTCCCTAATGCCTCGCCAAAACCTCTAAAATTGAATGTGCTGACAAAACCATAAGTAAAATTTAAAACAGTATTCAATCCCTCACCGATTGTACTTCCTAAAAGTTTCCAATCGATTCCATCAATAGCACCATTTAAAAATAATGCAATGTTTCTACCGATATCTTGAGCAGTGGATTTGATTTTATCCCAATCTATCTGCCTTAAAGCATCATTTAAAGACTCACCAAGATATTTCCCTAACTCATAAGCTCCTTTGTTAAAAGCATCTTTTAAGCCATCAATCCAAGAAGTATCTACAGATGTTGGTGTAAACAGTCCCGTACCAGAACCACTTCCTGAATTATCTTTTGATTTATCTTCCAACTTACTCATTTCATCAAAATCAGCAAGCTGAGCATTTGCTTCTTTTGTTGCTTTAGCAGTATCCTTAGTAGCTTTTGTTTGTTTTTTTAAAGCATTTGCATTTGCCTTGGCCACAAAATCAATACCAGTAAGTGCCTTTACTAATGCATTGATATAACTCAAGGCGGTAACTACACCACTAATAACCATATCAACAATAGGACCAATCATTGCACCTAGTGTATTCCAAATCGCACTTATTTGATTAGATGCGGTTTGATTGGACTCCAAATATTGGTCCGCTGCTTTTCTAACCAAACTATAGGCAGCTCGAATACCTAAAATAGCAAGACCCATACGTTTTATGCTTTTAGTACTGTTTGTGGTGGATTTTCCTATTCTTTTAAAGAAGTTGCCTGCAACACTTCCTGCTTTACCAAATCCTGCAGCAAAGACATCTTTGATTTTAGATCCAATACCTTTTAAACCCAAAAAAACTCTAGACATTCTAGAGGTGCTTTTTGTAGCTGAATCCACTTTATTTTTTAAACGATCCATTTTTGATTCTAATGCTTCAACATTTAAGTTGGCTTGATTCATTTTTTCATTTTGTGCATACCAGGATTCTTCTAGTTTTGTAGACTGTTCAATAAGCTTATTGTAATCTTTATCATTTGATAATAAATCATCTGCTCTATTTTGCATTTTTTCAGGTGTATCATTTGAGAATCCTATATTTGCATTTTTTAGAGCAGTACTTTCTTTTTCTTTCAATTGAGCATTTACTTGTTCGATTTGTTTTTCATATTCAGAGGCTTTTTCTTTTGCTTTTTGATAGGCATTAACTTGTCTTTGAATTGCCTTTTCACAACCCTTGACACTATCAATGCTTTCAAAAGCATCTTTCATATGCCTAGAACACGCATCAACAACTTTCTCTAAATCTTTTAAATCCTTTTCAGCATGGGAATTATCAATACGTGTATCAATACGAATTTTTCCATCCGCCATTGGTTTCACCTCCTTCAGTTGGATTATTTAAATAAAGATTCAAATTTATCCAACGCTTCTTGTTCTTCAGGAGTCAATTCTTCTTTCAAGGCAACGTTTTGTTGAAGCTTAATGATTTTATTTCGAGTCTTTTGGTCTTTAACCTCACTCAAATCATAATTTCTTAATTCTCTTACTTTGCTCATAACACTGTCTTCAGTTAAGCCTTGAATTAGATCAATAAACTGATACCAGTGCATTTCTTCATCATTAAGATTGATTTTGTAATCACTCATAAAACTAGCAATCAAATATGGCCAGTCTTGTTTGAAATCCATGTCTTTCTTTCTTGATTGATGTTCTTCTTGAGATTTACCACACCCAAGATATTGTTCAGCAATCCTTACAAAATCTTTCATATCTTTATCTTCAGGAATAAAACCAAACAATTTATAGACAATTGCATAGGTTCTTTCTAAATCACTAATAGATGAATCATTAATAATTTCAAAGCATTTTAAAGCAACCCTAAAACTAGTATTTATTGGATATTTTTTATCGCTAACTTTTGCATATTTAGGATATTTCATCATGATAAAACATCTTCGTCTTCATCTTCTTTGTACTTTTCTTCTACAGCTTTTTTGTAATGTTCAGCATCCAATTTCATAATTGCAAAATGTGGTTCTAGCTGTTCCATTAACTCTTGAAACATTCCTAAATAATTTGTATCACCAAAAATCTTTTTGCATGCCCCTTCTCCTAAAAACTCATCAAATACACCTCTTAAATCCTTACAAGCTTTAACTTCGGCTTCTAATAATTTTCTAGTATTTTGAGAAAGAATACCTTTTGTTTCCTTATCTTCTTTTTTCTTGATAATTTGTTCTTCAGCTTTTAAGTTTTGTTGAACAGCATCCAAACGCATCATTGCATTATCAAATTTTAATGGAAGCGTAGGATCATCAACATTAAAAGAAATAGTATCTCCATCATCATTAACTTCGATAACATATTGATGTTTATTTTGAATTCTAATTTTATTCATAAATTTCCTCCTGAAATAAAAAAAAGAAAGCCCCTATTTCATGACTTCCTTTGATTTAGTTGTTTGCCCTTCAGCATCTAAACTCTGTGTTGAAGGGTTTTCTACTTTTTTGTAAAAGTAACTACTTTATCAGCAATAGTTGCTGTTCCTTTTTGTGATTCCCCACAGAATCCAACATCATAGGAAATGGTATTTGCACTACCAGCATCACCACCAAACTCATTAATTGAGATGGCTACATCTTGAAGTTCAGCTTTATATATTCCAGTTTTTTCTTCATCATAGATATAAACCATTAACATTTGAGTTTTAGCATCTTCTCCCGTTGCACGGCTTTGTCTTAAACCATCAACAAAATCAAATACTGCATCACCTTTATAGGCAGTTTGTTCACCACTCATTGTTGGTGCGTAAGAATCTACTTCTTTATTTCCACTATCTTCATCAATGAATTGTTCATCATTGACAGTTGGATTGTAAGAAACTGAAGCACTTGTGATACCTTTACCCATTCTTGCCCAAGTTGGTGAATCACCACTTGGTGTAGTATTCAAGAAAGTAGCAAATTGACTTCTTTTTACTCTTTTTACTGTTGTTTCAGCCATTTTAATTCTCCTTTGCATATAATAATTTGAGTTGTATTTGATAGATTGCTCTATCCATTTTTTCAGGCACATAATATAAATAGCCTGATGTTGTAACAGATATAGAAAGTGGTTCTAATCCATCTTTCAATTGTGGATAGATTTCATTTAAATCATTATCTTCTATCCATTCTTGAAAGTTTTCAAAGAACTCACTGCTATCAATATTTGTTTGTAAATCTTCACTATAATCAAAAACACAAGCCAAAACAAAATTAAATTCTCTTTCGCTTGATCCATCAAGAAACTTTTTAGTTAGCGAACCATTTTGATTAGGGATTTCTTCTATTGAACAGTTATCTGTATTTTCAGGAAGAAAATTGACATTTACTTTTTGAAGATCCTCTAAATAAGGACAACTTAAGATATAATCTCTTACACTTTCAATAATTGTCATTTGTTTAATTTCCTTTCTAGATTTAAAATTACTTGATTTTGATTATCTGCCCATGCTCTCAAGGTCCATTTAGGTCCTCTCATTGGTGCTCCACGATAATTCATATCTTTATTGGTTAATTCTTTAGGGACTCCTGGTCTTGACCAAAAACCATAATTAGGATTGAAAAAGGCTCCTTTTTTAGTTACGGGGTCAACCATTAATTTCCCATACCAATGATAACAAGCATATGGAGAAATATAATCGTAATAAGTACCATCCATTGCTACTGCCATTTGATTTTTTAAAGGTCCGTTGTCAAAAGGAACATAAGGGTCACTAATCCTAATAATTTCATTTGTGAGATACTTTTGAATAGTGCCTCCAGGTAACAATCCTCTTTCCTTTAAAATCTCATCAATGCTCTTAAAATCAACTTTATAAGTAGTAATCATGATGCATACACCTCAATGTGATTTAAACCTTTTGAATAATCAATAACTTCAACTGAATTAACTGTATAAATGTCATCCATATCTTTTAGGTCCTTTAAAGATTCAATATTTTTTTCTACAATACCAACAACGATAACATCTCTATTTTGTATAGTATAACCTTCTTTTGTCTCTTGAAATTTTTTAGGACTTGTATATTCATCTGAAAAAGGTATAGAAACAAATAACGAGTCATTAACAATAACTTTTGAATCATCCTTTTGAATAGTGTGTGTTTTTTCAACATGAACACCCTTCAATACTTTTCTTACGTATTTATCACTTCTCGTCTTTGGATCATATACCTTATTGAAAATTGTAATATTAGCATTAAACATACGATAACCCACTATATAAAAGCCCTGTCATGAACAAATTTTTATGAATAAGCTCTTTAATCTTTTTAGAACTTTCTTTTTCAATATCCGCTTTACTTCTTAAAGAAGCTTTTTGATAAGAGATAGAGTGTTTTCCAACAGTTTCGCTGGAAACAACTCCTTCTACCGTCTTATCTTCATATTCTTTTATCTTGGCAAGTTCTTGATCATAATTAAAAAGCAAGTCGATAAGCTTACATTCACACATCTTTACACGTTCCATTTTGTTTTCATCTTTCACATACGGAATACGCATTCTTGTGTAATAATCAAGCTCATTTCTTGCTCTCATTTCATATTTAGGATAATCATCAAAATTTACGAGTTCTCCTAAATAATTTTTTTCATAAAACTCGTAATCAGCATACATTTAGATCACTCCTAAGGTTATTTAACTTTGATATTTTTAAATGCACCAGCTTTTAATGTATTTTTTAATACGACAGCTGCAACCATTTCAACGTCACCTTTTTTGATAACTCCTGGTTGTTTTAAATCAGGTAATGCAGTTGAAATGATATTATTTCCTGTTGGAGATACTCCATGGAAACCATCTTTAGCGATTTGAACAGCATAAAGAGTAGTATATCCATCTGCATCAATAGGAACACACAATTTAGTTGCTTCACCATCAAAATATTCTTCTAAATCAACGATTGGAATTCCATCCCACATATCAACAGAACGACCAAATGCATCTTCTTGACGTGAGAAGTAACCAGCTCTTCGAGCCACACTTTTCATCTTAGTTTTCATTTTAGAGTTAGTTAAGAACATATGAGGTTTTCCTTGCATTGATGCAACAAAATCATTCATCATATCTAAGAACTCATTGTAATTATCATCCATTGCTTTTGAAGTAGATAAATCAATAGTTGTAAGTTCATAATAAGTTGAAATATTAGATTTAGTAGGTCCATCAACTTTTTCATATTTATAAGGTGATTCATCAGTACCTTCCCCAGATCTAGTGAAATATGTTTTTCCAGCAACCACATCTTTATCTGCTGTTTGTTCATATACATTATTGAATTCGGTTTTTGAACCTTCTAATAATTTAGCTAATCCTACAAACTCATCTTCATGTTTATCAGGGTCTCCATTGATCACAGTATAATGGAATAAGTTAATTGCTGCTTTGATTTTTTCTTGCATTTGGAAATCTAATTCATCAACTGCTCCTGAAGTTTTGATGATGACTCTATCTAATGAGAACTCTCCACCAAAGATTTTTAAATCAGCTGAAGCTTTTTCTCTTTTTGCTTCATTTCCTTTGTATTCTTCATTTAACTTACGGAACCCAGCTGTAGATGGTGTTTTTAATTTCATATATCCATAAGTTAATGTTGATCCAGCAGTTCCTGGAGAAACTGTATTGTCAAAAATTAATCTGTCTAATAATAATGAACCTCTTCTAAATTCATCAATGACCGCTTGGTCTACTTTGTCAGCCATACCAACTTTTGCTTCTGCTAATGTAATCATTAATTAATCCTCCTAATTATCATAATTTTCATGTAATGCTTCACCTAAAGATAAAGTTCCACTTGTATCTTTTATTCCTCCGTGAGCACCACCTGTTGTTTGGTTTTTAAATAAATAACCATGTTCTTTTTTGATTGTTTCTAATTGTTCATCAAATCCAGTTAAAGAACCATTTTCATCCAATTTGATTTCTTTCATATTTAAATGAGCTTTTAAAGCAATGCTATCAACTGTATGAGTTCCATAAATTGCTTTATCTAATGCACCATTTAATTTCATACCATTGATTTCATCAGTATGTTTTGTAACTAAATCAGCCTTTTCAGTTTCTAGTGTTTGCTTTTCTTTTTCTAGATTTGTAATTTTTGTTTGCAAATCATCAACATTGACGTCTTTATATTGATTTAATTGCGTTTCTAAATTGTTTTTATCATTTTGTAAACCTGTAATCTTTGTTTGCCAGCTAGTAACATCTGTTTGATGAAGGTTCATGATTGAATCAATTTGTTCCTTTGTTAAACCTTCAATTTTTTCTAAATCTTGTCTTTTCATTCCATATCCTCCTACGCTTTATTAACGTGAGTTGCTCTCACTTGGGCGAACGCCTTTTAACGCCTTGCTCGTGGCAAAATAAAAGACAATCATTCACGATTGCCATATTTCTTCTTATTTCGTTCTAAAGATTTATTTTTAGATTTAGGTGGTGGTACATAACAGTCGTATTTTTCAGGGCGGATATGTTCACAAATCATACACATATACTGAATTTCTTTAACAAACACATGTCTTTTCTTATCAAAGTATCGAACGGTTCTATATTCAAACTCTTGATGACGATGTGGTCTTAATCCTTCAGCCATAGAATAGACTTCCTCCTTTCTTAAAATCGAGTACAAAAAAAGCAAGTTATAAAAACTTGCTCATCATATTTATTACAATCCTCTTACTTTTTATTAATTTCTTGCAGTAACACCATTTACATTTAACTTTTTGCCATGTCTTATTTCCATTGATTTTACAGTAACTTCATCAGTATTTAGATTACTGTTAGTATGTTTTTCTAACCAACCCAACATCTCATTAACTTGGTTATCTGTTTTAAGGTCAGCATTCACACCTACAATAAAATCATTTTCATAAGATGGAACATCACATATTTGCTTTAACAGAGAATTCATTTTTTTTCTATTTTCCTTCATCATTCATCATCCTCGTCTATTTTCACTTTATCAACAATTCTATAATTATTATATCCGTGATTTTCAAAGGTGTAAACATAATCTCCTATTGCTTTACGGAGTACTTTTTTATTATCGTATTCCTTTTTGTAATAAGTATTGATTTCACTAATGACAGTTGCATACTCTTTCTTTTCTAAATAAACAGTAGGCATTTTACCATCATCATAATGTTCTGATAAAGCACTATGTAAGTCCTCTATAAATACTCTATGACCATCTTTTGTTATCCATCCCATCAATACACCCTCTCTCTTGAATAATCACGTTTTAGTTCTTCATGTTCATCAATGAATTTTTGTAAATTATTTTGCCATTCTTTTACTTTCTTTTTGCAAACAGCAATATTTACATCATCTTCAAGACCTTCATAGATTGCTAACTGCTTTTTCCATTTACGAATACCTCTTTCGAAATATCTTTGTTTTTGAGTTAGATCATAAAGCTTTGGGTTATATGATGGACTTTTAGGTATAACACTAAATCCAGGGAAGAAAGCATAATGACTATGACGACAATTAACACCTGCTAAACCATCAACTTTTCCATATCCAGTAGTTGTCTTAAAGTTTTTATATTTATCATCACTGCCTTCAATCAAATAAACTTTTCCTTGCCAACTTTCATGATTTTGACAACCAACACCTTTATTCCTTGCTCCTGCATGTTCAGTAACATAAACGTGTTTAGCTTTTAATTCATCAATGAATTTATCATTGGCTTTATTTGCTGTTTGATTGATAGAAGTAAGAGTATCTCTCCTAACAACTGATTCAATAGACATTTGAACCGTCTTACCGTTGCTTCTTTGATAAGTGGCACATGAAATACCTTTATTGGCCATCTTCTTACAAGCCTTTTGAATAGAAGTATTGTAGTCATAATAACCACCACTTACCTCTAAATAAGCTTGATTGAGAATATCCATATAAGCTTTTTTTGTCCCTTCAACTGCCTTTGTATTAATCAATTTAAAAAGTTCTTTAGATTCAACAAATGAATTTTCAAGAACTCTTGTAATTGTAATGGTTGAAGGATCTATTGGAATTCCTCCTGCATCATATATTCTTTTGTATTCCTGCAAAGGTATAGCATCATAACCAGCCTTTTCTAAAACTCGTTTGACTTCTTTTTCGGTCTTGTTTGAGTATTTGGCTATAATTCTAACTGCTTCTTGATTTAAGCCACCTAATTCATCAAGCTTTTTAGTGTACCATTCAAAACTTCCTGATAAACTATCATAATTCTTAAATCTTGAGGCTATCTCCATTAAAAGCTCATATTCAATATCACTATAAATATTAGAAATAGGTCTAATTAAATCTTCAAACTGTTTATCGTCTAGCATTTAATTATTCCTCTTCAGGCGGTTCTTCTTCAACTGGAGAACGTTCTTTAATTTTCTTATCAAATTCAATGGCCTGTTCTTCAGTCATCTTATAGACATCAATATAATATTGAATATTGTCAATCAGTCCTGCATTTAATTCTAAAAGAGCCTGCCTTTTGATTTCGGCAGTATCTTCAACAATACTGTCATCATAATCAATAGAAATATCTCCTTCATATTCATGATCAGTAACTGCATATAAAACTGCCTGTACTAATTCACTTAATGAGGAAGTTAAAAGCTTTTCATGATTTTTGATATTCTTATACAATTTTGAATTAGTTGAAATGACCTGTGTTTCATTTGTATAAACTTTTCCATCCTTGAATGAATATCTATCAGGACCTAATCCACAAGCACTAGAAAGCAGATTAAGCTTTGTTTGTAAAGCATCTATATGTTCCGTTACTCTTAAAGTAGGATTGATTTCAGTTATTCCATTGTTACTACCATCATCATTGATTGGCAACGCATAAAACTCTGTTTGTTCTCTGTCAAAAATAGGAACCTCCATTTCTTTATTATCTTTGTCTACCAAAGTTCTATAAGTCAATGTTTCAGTTGGCAACATTAATCTTTTTCTTCCTAAATCAAATTCATCTTTGAATGAATCATAACAAATATCTACATCCTTATTTTCACAAATAGCATTTCCAAAACAGCTGATTCCAAATGGACTGAAGATATCTATGTTATTTGTAATGTTAGGCTTATAGATTTGAAACATTTTAACTGTTTCTGTAGTTTCTTCTTCAGCTTGACCACCTTCAACTTCAACAAAACTATTTCCGCTTTTTTTGATGTATTTGTTGATAATTTTATAATGATCATCTTCTTTTATATGAATGTTGACATAGTAACAATCATTGATAACACTAGCAAATGCACATGAGATAATTTCATCATTCTCTACATGAATAGGAAAAATCATCAAAGCATTGATGTAATCAATTTTTACATCACCATCTTTTTTATAAACAACAGTAGCACCCGTACCTAACGCAAAGGTTAATTCCATCAGCTTTGCAAACTTTTGAGAAAACTTGTTATCAAACAACGCTATATCTAAATCAGTTTGTTGTTCTTCACCAACAGTTATTGAAGTATTGTCATTGTAAAGCAATGATGCCCAGTCTTCAGAAACTTGTTTCGGCATTCCCAAAGTAAATCTTTCTTTTTCTACAAATTGATAACCGTTATAGATATTGTATTTTCTAAAGCTATCCACTTTATTACGATACCAGTTATACCATTCATTGATGTGGTTATAATATTCACTGTCAATGACATCATATCCTAACTGTTTCAAATAGCCTTTGATATTCGTTACTAAGGTAGCATTTTCATTAACCATCTTATTCCTCCTTTTCCAGCAACGGTAGAAGTTGCTTAATATATTTCCATAAGCCCATGACTGCATATCTTTTACCATCCATACAATGGTCATGGTCTTTTATTACCTCTTCTTTTCCTTTGTCTAAGAGGTCTTTGTCATAACTGTATAAATACTCCTCTTCAATCAAATGTCGTTGCTTAGGCGAAAAAAATAGGTGTCCTAGAGCCATTAACTTCTGTACTCTTGTGATACCTAATTTGACCGTGTTATTTGCATCGATAATATTTATACCAGGGCAAGTTCTTTTGATTTCTTCAGCAAGTCCTTTTGCTGATGGATCAATATAAACATATAAGACTTTTTTCTTTGTGTATGCTTCAATTTCTTCTTTCTTTTTCTTGAATTCTAAAGCATATTCACTTGGAGATTTTTGCTTTCCACTTTCACGTCCTGAATGATAAAATTCATCAATTCCACGAATACATTTGTTTTTGAAATCCATGCCAAAGAATTGGTAGGTCGTGGCATTCATTTGACCATAATCCACACCACACACAATAAAACGAATGTTTTTAATATCTTCTTTTGTTGGTTCTTTTACATGAACGTCTTCATTGAACATATAATAAACAAGTTCATCAAGACCAGTACATAAACCTAGCCAAAGCCACTCATACATTTTTTCATCTGCAGCTTTCATATTTTCAGCTTCTTGAATAAGTTTTTTACCCAACCATTCAATAGGTACATCTCTATAATCATTATGTACTCTAATACAGTCAGGCCTTTGTTCCATTTTATGGACCCATTGCATAACTGGAGATTTATCATTCTTTGGTGGATTGAAGTAGTATTCCATACAAAACTCATCATCATTACCACGTACAAATGTGGCCATAATGTTTACAAGCTCGTCTTCACCGTCTCCCTTGTCGAAAAACTCAGTCAATTCATCTACTTCAACGAGTTTGATAGGTTTTTCTTCATCAATCATACCTTTTGTATCATCAATAGAATCATTACCAGTAAAATAAATAGTGTTTCCATTAGGAAGATATTTGATTTCCATAGGTGAAACGGTAATTTTAAAATCCTTTTTATCAAGTCCTAAACGTTTGATTGCCCTTAAAGTTTCTTTGAAAACTGTTTTCTTCAGCTTGTTATGAAACTTACGCATAACAACAACTGAACATGATGGATCACTTACAATCTTATATACCGCTCTAATAGCTCCGCGTGATGATTTAGTACCAGCACGCCCGCTAGTAAAAATCTTATGAAGATAACTAATATCATTGAATGTATCATGATATTTAGGAATTAATATGTCACTCAGTTTTACCGTTTGGCAAGTCATTTACAATCACAACCTTATTTGTTTCTTCATTATTTGTAACGTTCATTTGAGCTACTTGAGCTTTAAGAAGATTGATTTTAGCTTTTTGTTCTTCATTGGCCATGTTCATATGTTTAGACAGCCATTCTAGTGCCTTTAATGAATCAGCCATTTTAATGGCTTTCCCATCCATTTCGCATTCATCTAAAAATGCAATATCAATGTATCTTTGAACAATGTCCTGTGGATCAAGAAGAATATCCTGATACATAATCTCTTTTAATCGTTTTATTTCTTCTTGAATTTTTGGCTCTTTTCTTAAATTACAAGCCAGAACCATAGCGCTTGTGTATTTGGCACCATAAGCTAGTTGATATGCCTTAGTTGCATTATGATATTTAACAAAGTAAACACAAAACTTTTGTTGCTGATCATCCAGCTCATCATTTTCAACTATTTTCTTTACTATCTTTTTAGCGACCTTTTTGGTTGCAACCTTTGGTTTTTTTGGTTGCAACTTTTTATCCTTCCAGTAGCGACTTTTCCATGACTTGACAGCACTAACTGACACACCATATTTAGCAGCTATATCTTTGTATTTCATCCCGTCCAAATAATCCTGGTATGCTAACTCGTATTTCTCTTTCAAGCCATATCACCACCTCCGTATTTTTAGCAAAATAAAAAGCAACCGAAGTTGCTCTCTTATCTATAATTTTTCATTTATGATTTAACTTTTACATTGAACGTTAAAGTATCTAATAAAGTTTCTGGACTTGCTACATTTTTATAAAGTTTGGATATATTATCATCTGGGTATTCCTTATCAGAAACAAAACACTCTATATAATAAGAACCTATCTTTGGAAAAGCAAGGTCTCTGAGTGAAAAAGTATGTCTATGTCTATAGGAATGTATATCTTTCGTATGCTCTTTTTTATCATCAGGGGGTAACTGTATTTTTCCCAAATACATTCCTAATCCTTCTGCGTGGTTATTATTTTCTTTAAAAAAAGTATATATGTGATATTTATTTGGTGAATATTTTTCACTTGAATAAATGTTAATCTGTAAAACCACATCGAAGTTTGCTTGTAAATTTTCATCAACATATAAGTTATCGAAAATATTAACAATACTATTCGTTTCTTCATCATATTTCTCACACAACAAAAAATTACCAGCTATTTCATTAATCATTTTCTGCTTTACCTCCCATACTTTCAAAAGATGGTTTTATAACATTTGATTTAGCAAATGATACTTGTGTCTCTTGCGATTTTCTAATTACATCTTGCGTTTCTTTTGAAGTCTTATCTACATAATTTATTATTTCATTTTTTATATTATTAATTGAAGCCAATGTTTTATCCTGTGTTTTTATACTTTGATCCAAATTGTAAAAGCTCAAAAACATGGAAATAATACCAATCACTGTAGCAACCAATCCTAGAACAATTCCTACCCATGAATTCATTATACTAATCGATATTTTTTTATCAAATATAATTCCTGCAGTAAATAATGAAATAACACCCATAGCAATGACAAACATAGAAAACGGCCACCAAAACCTTCTCATTTTTTCTACTTGATCATCTAATTTTTTTGAGCTATCCCGCTCATTTACATATACATATTTTACATATTCCTTTTTTCCAAACATTCTTTTACCTCATATATATTGTTCAAGTGAGATAATTATACCTCAACAAAACCTCATAAACAAGAAAATTAATAATTCCAAACTAAAAAGCCCCTGAAACAAGAGCTTTTCAAAATAATACATCTTTAGGGAAAAGTAACGTCTCTCTTTTGCCGAAACCTTACAATAACATAATAGCACCAAATCAAATGTAAATCTTATACCTAGAGTGATTTTTCTAGTAAATTTTTAAGAATTTTATCAGCTTTTCGATACAAACTATTTACATTATTAATGTTGTATCTATCCATACATTGAGTCTTTGTAAGATTATAATAGAAATCTTCTATGAATTTTCTATCAAGTGCATCCATCTTGTTGAGGTAATATTCAACACTAGCAATACGCACATTCCAAAATTCAAGTTCAGCCTCAAAAGAATCGTTACCGTATTTTTCAACGTAGTTGTTGATTGCACTTGTCAGCTTGTCTTTTTTTGCTATCAAGTGATTATATTTATCAACGCTGTCTTGAACATGACCGCCTGATGAACCATCACTTTTACCAGGAGACTTTATTTGATTCAGTTTTTCTTCTACTTCTAAAAGCTCATTTTTAAGCGATTTGAGAGGAGTTTCATACTCCTCAATTAATTTGTTGCGTTCTCTAATTAAACCCTTGTACGCACGAAATTCGTTGCGAATAATCGGTAATGTGTGTATTGGTATCATCTATTATCCTCCTTCTTAACCTTTCTTAACTGCTCATTTCCTCTTTTTGAGTTTTCCATCTTGATAAACCAGTTTATCGCCAATGGAAATTTTACTATATTGTTTTTTATCGACATTTATATCCTCTTCGATATATTTATTTTCTTTATTGCTGAATTGTCTAACTACTAACACATATTCTTCAGGACGATATGACGTTATAGGAACCATAACTTTTCCAGCCATTACATATGTAGTCGTTGTGTATGATTCGTGGTATACTTTATCAACAACTGTAACTTTGCCATCTGTTAATTGGGTACAGCCACATAATATAATCAATAATATTGGTATAACTAATGTTTTCTTTAATCTATTCATCTTTATCTTTCCATTCTAAATGTTGCCCACAAAAATGACAGTACTTAGGTTTATATTCAGCACTTGACCATACATTTGTAATTCTTTGTTTGCAATTAGGACAAACTTGAACCATATCACCATAAGCATCTGGCACCCAAATAGCCATTTTAGGTTTATCTCTATTTACTAACTCTTGTAGATTTTTAACTGCCGTTTCAACTGCTTTGTTAAAATGTCCACAGTAATATTTAATACAGCTCAATGATACTTGGTATTTATTCTTCATCTTCACCCTTCCAATCTAGCGTTTGACCGCAATCCCAACAATATCTAGTTTCTTGACGTTCATTCATGTAATGTTTTAGTAATGCATTACGACAATTTGGGCAAGTATAGGTAGCTTCAGTTCCAAAAAGCTTATCAAGAAAGGAAATTTTCCCCATTTTATTTTTAATCGGTTTTTTGGGTGTTGCTCTTTCAACCAATTCTCTTAATATGCCGATATCTTCACTATGAAAATGCTCTACTGTTTTTGGCTGATAGTACCCATCAACTGTTTCATTAGCTACATCCTTTAACGCTTTTTTATATTTATTCATCTAACCACCCCAATTCCTCGGCTTTCTTTTTTACTGCAGTAATAAATTTATCAAAATCAATACATTCATCAGGAAAGAAAAATATTTCAATTTCATTTCTTGGTTTTTGTCTATCATCTCTAAAAGATCGTGATTTATTAAACGAAACATATGTATTTAATAAGTCATTTTCTTCATCATCATACATCATTTCTTCGGAATTAAACTTTAATTCTTGTAATCCAATTTCTTCAAACATTTCTTGTGCTGTCATTTAAACCACCCTTTCTCCTCACAATAGAGATAAATAGCTTTTATTATATTAGGACTGAAACTAACTTCATAATGTTCGTCACAAAGACAAATCGTTTGAGTATCTTCATAGAATTTAAGTCGGTCTCTCATTGATGCAAAACCAACCACATTCTTACTCTCATAAAATTTAGAGAAACCATTTTGTTCCAATAACTTTTCAGCTTCCATATCAATACCCGTTTTTAAGCCTTTCATAATTGATCTTGTTTTTATTAAGATATTCTTGATAGACATCATCAAATGAGAATTGTAAACACTTAGTTAATTGCAATAAAACTGTCAATTTATCATAACTATATGAAATATCACCGATCAAATAATCAAGTCTTTCTTTTTCTAATTCATCAAAGTGATTAATTGAAAATTCATATTTATTTAAAATGCTATCAATTACTTCATCTGTGCTTGAATATCTACGTTCCATTTCACTTGTCATAACAAAATGGTAAACATCCACTAATTCTTCAAGAACTCTTTGACGATTAACTGGAGCTTGTGATTTTTTCCACCAGCACCAGTCTCCCTTAAGCTCATGTGTTAGTTCACCCAATTCGTCAATAATAGCTAATTCAAGTTTTTCTTCGGTCATTACTTCTTCACCGAATTCATCTAAAATGCTTTTATTCAGTGTTCTTTGCATTTGAAACATTTCTTTTAATTGTTCTCTTATTTTCATAATTTCTTAACCTTTCTTAATCTTCTTTACTTCAACTCTAATTGTTCTTGTTTATGCTTATAATCGATGTCTAATACGTCATAAGACTCTTTAAAGTATTCAATTACAAATCTTCTTTTTGAATCAGATAATAAATCTAATTCCTTTTTTGTTTCACCTTTCCAGCTTCCGTAAGGACAACCTGCACATCCCGTTCTAGAAACATGATCATATATTTTTGGTATTTCGATATTGAACTTCTTATAGATTTTTTCTAATAGTTCATCGCTCAAATCGTGTAATGGAGTGAACTTTTTATCTTTGGTAAAGCAACTTTTGTATTGAGATTTTCTCATGTTGCTCTCCCCCCCCTCGCACACCTAAAATAGCTTTTTTACCTGTTTGTTTTTCAAATTGTTTAAAAGGTTCTTTCTTTAAATACTTACAACATTCAGGCGAAATTTTATGCAGTTTGTTTGATAACAATAACTCTTTTGCTGTTTTATTTAACTTGAAAAGTGTTGTGTACTTAACATCATTTTTCCCTATAAACACATAGCCATGAATGTGCATCATTAGTGAATCAGTCCTACAGCCATTTTGATACCGTGAAATATATTCATCTTGTATTTTTGAGAAACATGGACTTCCGTATTTCTCTTTTATCTCAAATGGCTTCATGGCTGGCAATAAAATACGATCAGCATTTTCTAACATACGTTTTAAAATTTCTTGGTGCTCCATGTACGTATTAACTGATACAATTTCAATTTCATCATCATGTAAATACTCTTTGATAAACCAATATAAGAAATGACTATCTTTCCCACCAGAATAGGAAAGATAGTATTTACTTTTATCAATTTTCTTAAATTTGCTTTCCAAATCTTTTAAATAGAAATCAACTTCATCCATTTTTAAAACCTATTCCCAATGTAATCAAACAAACTCGGTTGATCTTTGCACATTCTCAATGAGCAACGTTTCTTGTTTTGGTTGTAGTATTTACAGGTTGAACATTTCTTACGATCTACTGGCTTTGCAATATCTTCTTTTCTCATTTGGAATCAACTCCAAAAATATATTTCTTGATGTTGTCTTCTCCTGCTTCTTCAATGGCTTGTTTGCAAAGATCATATTTATCGAAATAAATAGTTCCTTGGTTTTGATAAATACTTTCATTTGCTATAGCAACCTCTTGTTCCTCATGTTTATAAAACATACAAACATTATTTTCATCATACTTAAACTCTCTTCTACCGTATTTCAACATGATAGCTTCAATCTTTCGTCTTTCAACTTCAAATTGAGCTTCTTCTCTAGTTAAGAAACAATTGCCGATTGCTCTTCGTCCATTATCAATTACACCATTTCCCAAAACACAGTCACGAACAGTGCCGTAACTATCAAGAAACCAATATCTATCACCAATTTTTAAATCCCACACCGTTTTTGGTTTTGGCGGAATGAGAAACTCTTTTAGTTTCTCTTCATCCACTTCATAACCTTTGTATTTTTCAACGATTTCTTCTACTTTAATCATCTTGAATATCCTCCTAACGATCTTCTAAATACACAGTAATTAAATCTAACTTGTTGTTTTCATCAATGAACGCCACAGCAATAAAATATGTGTCAATGCTCGAATTTTCATAGCCGTAATCAAATTGAATTTTATGTTCAATGTTGTTAGAAGTTAAAAATATTTTTAATTCATCCTTCATAAAATGATTCTTTACTTCATCTTCTCTATGGGTAGAATATCTATCTTCTTCATCATCGTAATATCTATCAATGATTTCATCGATTTTTTCTCTAATTGTCATTTCTCTTTTCCTCTAACTTTCCCTAAATATTTGTTTTGTCTTTAAGAATGTATAATTATCAAGTTCTCTTACTTCACCATTTCTATTTTTAGCAATTTCAACGGTTACTTCTTGATAATATTTCTTTTGTTCTGGTGGTGTTTCTCTTTGTTGGCTTTCTTTTAGCAAAAGCACATGAGTAGAACTGTTTTCTATTTCTCCTGATGATTTTAAAGAGGACATACTTATGTTGTTGTTTTTGATTGAAGCTCTATCAAATTGACTTGCCACAAAAATGATAAGATTGTTATCCAAAGCTAGATTTCTTAATTCCTTCATACAATGAGTAACCTTGTCATATTCATTTCTACTGAAATTCCTATCTTCAGTTTCTAATAATCCAATATGGTCCACGAACACAATATTGATTTTATTTGGATCTAACGCATTAAGAGTTACTGACTTTAGTTCCTCTATTGAGATAGAACCACTTTTAATGTAGGAATCATTGTCCTGAATTTTATCCCTAGCTTTTATATAGAAGTCCTCATTGATGATACCTTTATTAAATTCATCAACTTTATGATCTGATGTAATTGCAAGTAATCTCTTAATCATGATTTTAGGCGAAACTTCTAGGTTGAAGTAATGACACTTGTACAGGTTCTTGTATTGTGACAAAGATTTGTACAAGTTTAATAGAAATGCCGATTTACCAAAGCCACTAGTACCTGCAACCGTCACTAAATCAGTGATATCAAGTTTGAGGAAAAGGCTTAAAATACCAAACCCATCTATAACAATCCCTTGGCTATCATCTGATATCATTTCATCAATCATATCCTTGGATAGTGCTTCAACCTCTATTTCACAGTTTAGCTTTACAATCTCAGTCAGCCTCGAATAGTATTCATTCATTGAGATTGTTCCACTTACTGCACCTAACTTTATCAATTCATCCTTTTTGTAATCTTCTAAAATCAATTTAGCATATCCCAATGCCATGGATTCTTTGTCACTATCAGCATACATGTTGTTGATATACACCTTTGTGACAAAATCCTTTGTTTCTTCAAGAGTCATGTAATCAAGCATACGCTCAATATCCATTTTGTTTTCATTCTTTAGATAGCGATAAAACTTCTTGTAAAGACTACTCATGAAGTAATCTTCACTGAATTTGATTTTGTCTACTAATTTTCTATCATTGGATAAGATGCTTAAGAATTGAAATTCATTGTCATATCTTTTTACGTTGTTATCATTCATAACCATCCTTCATCTTAAGCTTCTTCCTAATCTCATCCAATTCTTCTTGTTCTTTTAAGTAGACTTTGTATTTTTTGAACTTATCTTGATAATCCAAATAAATCTCATTTTCTAAAAAAGTTCTTGAATACATCATGGAAGTTCTATCACTTGCATTTTCTTTTGAATATTCTTTAGCAGCAAAAATAACTAGATCAATTTCTTCTTCATCAAACTCATGTTCCTTCCATACTTCATAAGTATCTTTCTTCGAACCTTTCTTTTGATATGCCTTCCAAAACCTCACAAAATCATCATCAAAAATTGTTGTAGTTGTAGGAGTATCGTCAGATACTACTACATTATTTACTTTATTTACTTTATTTACTTTATTTTCTTTATTTATTAGTTGTTGTTGGTTTGTTATTCGTTTGTTATTTGTTTGTTGTTGGTTTGTTAAAGTGCTTGTTACATTTTCGCTTTGAGACTGGTAAACACTATAATTGACAACGGTTATAACCGTTCCTTTGTTTGTTGTTTCGTATGTTAAATCATTTGTTGAAGCTAATCTTTTTAAAGAAGTCCTTACTTCTTGAACTGTTAGCCCAGTTTCATTATGAAGATTATTTAAACTTGTTAAAAAGCTTCCTTTTTTTACTAGAACATTTCCATAATAATTATCTTTATAATTTGCTCTATGAATACAGTAATCAAACAAATGCGCAGTTGTTGGAAATTTATACCATTGCCACTCCAACTTACTTCTATAAGAAAGAACATAACCCAACTTTTTATTTTCCTCAAACGACATACTAACCACCATTTTCTTTCAATAATTCTACAATTCTATAACCTGTTTCCTTTTTCTTACAAAAGTGAAACTCAACACCATATCTTTCTATTTGAGTGTTCATCCCTTTGTACAACATTTCACCAGTCATAAAACGTTGATGAAACATACTGTTTGGATTCCACCACTTTTTAACATCTTCAATAGATTTTATTTTGTCATCTTCAATCAAGAAAATAAGCTTTATTCCGTTTTCATTTGCCCTTATCATTTCTCGTTTGAAACGTGCATGATCTGCTCCCATATTAACTGCATATTCTCCAATAGATTGTTTTCTATCAATCGCACATTTGATATTTGAAAATGACATGTAATCACCAACATCAAGCTTTTTGATAAGATATTGAACACCTTGATTATCAAAGTGTTCAAATATCCTTTCAGTTTGACTTGGCTTTTCTCTTGTATCTACTTGAATCAGCATTAATCAAATTGAATATCATCAGGAACTGAATCAGTTGGTAAATTTGGATTGCCCATTGAAGTTGCTGGTTCTTTAGATTGTTTTGTTGGTTCAATAGAATACTTATGTTCAGCAATGCTTTTAACTGTTATGAATGATGGAAAATCAGTTCCCTCTTTTTCCTCACCGAATTTGTCAATGTAGACATTCTTTTTGTAAACAACACCAACCAAGTGATTCTTTAAATCATTGGTATCGTTATTCCAACGGAATGTTTGATTTGATTCTTCTAAATAGTTTAATAGGTCCGCAAATGCATATTTAGCACCAGCATATTGGAAGTTGAAATTAACAACTGCTTTCTTATTCCATTTGTTTGGATCAAATGTTTTTCCTCCACCATTTTGTTGATATTCCTTTAAATAAATATCTTTGAATTCGCCTTGTGCAATATCAAAGAAAACTTTTACAGTTTCTCCTTCGATACCAGCAGCAACGATTTTTCCTACATACCCTCCTGGTTGTAAGAACTTTCTTTCATATTCTTTTCTGTTGAAATTTAATTGCATTTTCTTTGTCTCCTTCTACTTGATTTGAATGTTTTGCTTTTCTTCTAAATGACAATAATTACTCATATTGTCTTTAAGCCACTTCTTAATGGCTGTTTTATCCAATGACTCAGTTACTTTAGTTTTGTATAAATCAGTTAAACCTTTTTCTTTAAAATCATTTAGTAAAGCCACTGCATCATCAACTACAACTGATGTTGACTTTCTGAAACTGATAACAACTCGTGGTGTTTCAATCTTCTTGATACTATTTTCTAACATGAAACTAGATAAGAAAGCTTTGGTATTGATTACCTTGTTTTCTAAAACTTTTTTTCTTTCAGTTAGAGCTTTGATTTCATCATCTAAGGCTTTTACATCACTCTCACGGTTTTTATTCATTAGAGCTAAATACGAGAGTTTTTGCTCCATGTTTTCATTTAATTGAGTGAAGAGAACTGGATCAGTAATTTCTCCAGTTTCTTCATTTACAAGATTTTCAATTTCTTGTGGAATTTCATATAATTTCATTTATTTGTCCTCCTCGGTGTTTTTAACAACTTCAACCGCTTTATTTATGTGCATGCAGCTACCTGTAATCAGTAAGCCATCAACCATGCGATAATATCTACCACATCCCCAATCAAAAGGAATGTAATCTCCTACTTCATGTCTAGAATAAAGGTATTGATTGGCACCTTTTTCTTGTTGTGTTAAGAGTTTTTCAAATTTAAGTAAACTAATATGAGAATTAAGCTTTAGCTCTAGAATCCTAATTTTTAGGCTTTCTATGACACCAATTTGTTTCCAGTTGCTATCATTTAGAATAAACTCTCTTCTTAAATCATTATTCTTGAGCATCTTCTTCAACTCCTAACCCATAATATTCTCTGATAACTTCATCTACTTTTTTTAGATCATTATCAATTTCTTGTTCTTCAAACATTCCCATTGATGTTTTAGCGGTAGTTGTTCCATCACTATTTGTTACAAAAACATGATTGCTATCAACGATTTTTGTAAATAATACATTTTCAAATAAAGCTTCAAATGTACCTAATTGTGTATCAATCAGTTTTCCAGCAGTAATTGCTCTAGATTCTCCTGTGTTAGCATCAATTTCAACATGACTCAAAAAGTAAACAATGACATCATCATTTAATGTTTGAATGAAATTTTTTAAATCAATCATATGACCTGCAATTTCATTGTATTTTGCATAGCCACCTTCTTTTGCTCTTTGTTGTTGCTCAAAGAACATTAAGTAATCACTATCATCAATCACAAACACCTTTACCTTGTTTTGGTATTTATAAATATTTTGTTTGATGTAATCATATCTTTCAGAATATGCCATATTTGTTAGGCATTTGACATTAATGTCAGTTTTAAAAGGAAGTCTTGTTTTATGCAAGCTAAACACTAAAACTTCACTTTTTTTAAAATTTCTTAATGAAGCTGACTTTCCAGTTCCACTTTTTCCATTTATCAATACTGCTAAACCCATTAAAATTTCCCCATTTCTTTATCTATTTCTTTGATGATTACCTCTTGTTCATTAAGAGCATCATCCAATTTATTTCTTAGTTCTGATAGAACACTTTCAAAAGGTTTGATTGTAATTCCTGCTCCAACATCATAATTAAGCAGTTCTTCTACACCTTTTAAAAAGTTATCTATTCCACTAACATCCACTTGCCATGATTTAAGTTCCTTCATAGCGTTTTTTAATTTGATAACTGTGCTATTGATACTTTTCCTAGACTTTATTAAGTCTTTCTCAGTCATATCGTCCATCTTTCAACTTCCTTTCATATTCAAAAAGTTCTTGATTTAATGAACTGCTTAAACTGAAATCAGCACTATCCCAATGATCTTTCATATCTAATAGAAATATCTCATGTTTGAGATGATCTATTTTTTCTTCAAGCTGTTTCTTTGTCAATAAATTCACTCCCTTTTGATGTATATTTCTTTGTATTTAACACCGAAGCTATTACTTTGATGTTCTACCCATACGTCAATAACGTTATTTTTAACTGCTCCGCCACAATCTTCAGCGACATATATTTGTCCATCAATCATGATTTCACTTCCATACGGGATTATTTTAGGGTCAACAGCGATTGTATGGTTGACTTGAGCCTTAACTCCCGTAGAAGTTAAATCTCCATATTCATCTTCTCCATACCAATATGCTGTAATTCTAAAGACCCCTAGTGACTTTCATTTAGAAAGTTCATCAACTTGTTCTTGTAGTTGATTTCTTTCTACCTGGATACATTCGTACATTGCTTTGTATTTGGTATTTTCTTGAATTGAAGCTTGCGCTTCATTCAATTCATCCTTGTACAGTTGCATCTGTTGGCTTTGTTCATCATAAGCAGCTTGGATTGAATATGCTTTCGCAAAACCAACACCGCTTAAAATGATTGCTACTACAAATGCAAGTCCTAATGTGATTACACCTTTTCTTGATAATTTCATATTTGCAATTCCTCCCAAATTTGTTTATAATTTATGTGCTATGTTGTGCGCTCGTTTGTTTTGACGAGTGCTTTTTTCATTTAAAGAATTAAGCAATGCAATAATCAATTGCTCACTAGGACTTCTGCTGAACTTATTCATGTAGTCATCAAATGCTTTTCTTGGAATGTGTACGTTTCTTCTTTTGTTAGCTATCGCAACACTTCCTGGAAAACATCCTTGTTGAATTGCATTGATAATGAATTCTCTACTCTTGTGAGTAATCTTCATAACTTCTTCAACTGAAATGTTGTTTTCATCCATGATCTATCCCTCCTTCCTATGAAAAAGCCAATTCACTTATTTCATCTGACAACTCAGCAAATTCAACACTTGAAATCAAGTCCAGCATACAACCCATTTCTATAAATGCACTTAATCTTGCATATTGCCTTGAAATATGCGATAGTGCCGTTTTGAATTCAGCTAACTTTGAAGAATAATCTTCCGGTAAACACTCTTCACAATCTTTTTTTGCTTGTTTTTTACGTTCAACAAGTTCCTTCAAAAATTTCTTTTCATTTTTGATTTTGAATTTGAAAATATCAATTTGATCTTTTTGGTTCATAATCTTTCTCCTTCCTACTACTGACCATCAAGGAACCAACCTCGTGTTATTTAAAATGATTAATTTCACAATGTTAGGACCATCTTTATTATTTGATTTATATGACTTTTTTTAATTGTTCAGGAGATGAGATTGGCTCCTGGATGATCAGTAATTTATTTAATTGTTTTCGACATCTTTCATCTCTTTCTTTATAATTAAGTTATCGGTACGGCAATATCGAAATTCAATTAGAAAGCGAGGTGAAAATAATGCGTTTAAATAATGATTGCGTTCGTGATTTACTCTTAGCTGTCGAAGAAAATGTAGGTCTTAAAGAATACATGTCCATTGATAGTCTTCAATTAAAAAGCTATTCTCAAGATGATTTGCAATATACCGCATTAAAACTAGAAGAAGCTGGATATATAAATGCAAAAGTTTCAAAATATCTTGATGGCTCAATGGATATTTACATTTTTTCTTTAACTTGGAACGGTCATAAATTTTTAGATAACATCCGTGATAATAATGTTTGGAGTAAAACTAAAGGAATTGTCTCTAAATTTGCATCCGTTTCCCTTGATGTACTTGAAAAAGTAGCAGCACAAGTAATCACCAACATGATTTCTCAACAAATTGGACAGTAGTTTCTACTGTTCTTTTGTTTTGACATCACCGAAAAATGATAATGTAATTTTTGAAATGCAATCGATTGATTTTTCAATTTTTAAATTAAGTATTTTTTTTATTTCAACACCATCAACAAATAAACGATACTTATCATTATCGATTTCAACTTGAACATTATTAATTTCTTCCATCCTATGCCTCCTTGTTAAGAAACTTATTAACGAAGTACACTTGACCTTTTCCAGTGACTTTTGTTGTCAAAGTCAAACGAGTACTTCCATCGGGATTAGCAACTGCTCTCTCTTTGACTTCAAACAGTTTCAATTCCATGGCACGTTGTGTGGGCTGATTGTATCTCTCACCACTTTTGATTAAGTAATCTTTTTCTCTTAACCATTGGAATAAGCGATTTTGACCAATCTTATAGCCATTTTGACTAATGATTTTTGCTAACTGTCCAATCAGAATTGAACTTTCACTTGTAGCAACTGCATCAGCAAACAATGCCTTTGGTTTCAATTCCTTGTTCTCTTCCATCAAAGCTTTTACTTGCTTTCTTGAATATTCCAAAGCTCTATTCATTACTGCTTCAGGACTATTCCATCTTCTTTCTAGCTCCAAGAAGTATTGGCGAACTTCTTTACCTCTGTCACTTCGTTGGATCATTGCAATTTCTTTTGCCATGTCTAATGTGATTTCATGGTCAATAAATGAAGTTTCATTACCCTGAGCTGTTACTCTTTTTTGAGTAATAGCTTGATAATCGGTGTTTTCATTAAAACCATATTCAACCATTCTCTTGATCCAATCATTGTATCTTGTTGATACTCCTAAAAATTCATGTAATTCTCTTGCCGACAATGTAATCCGTTCATTGTCATAATTGACTTTTAACAATTCATTCATTTTGATTTCTCCTTTCATTTATTTTTTTGAAACAATTCATACTTCCCATTGAACAAGTCACTCATTTTTATGTAATCAACATAATTTCCTTCTTGATCAACAAGTTCTAATTCAGGCATCCTTCTTTTTCTACATTCATCACACATGCAAATGTAATTCACTTTGTAGATTTGATTACCATCTTTTACGAATAAATCCATTCATGAGATTTCTCCTTTCATAATTTTTGAGGTTGCTTTTAATTCAACTTTTTATTTAAAAAAATAATATCTCTTTCATGCTTTGTTAATTTTAAAGCGTATGTTAGTCCAACAATCTCTGAAGCTGTAAATTCCCCCACACCGTTTAATCTATTGTATAAAGTTTCCCTTGAAATATAGGATTTTCTTGCAATAGCGGTCATAGTCATTCCACTATCTTCAATTTTTTCTTTGAGTTTCTTTATATCTGTCATTTTTCCTCCTTTCAAAAGTTGCATATTATTCAACCTACACATAATATATCACGTAGTTGAATTTGTGTCAACCTTATACGCAAAAATGTTGAATAATTTTACAACTTATGATATTTTATAGTTGTAGAAAGAAAATGAGGTGATAAAAA